AAATTTCGGGGCGAGTAGGATTCGAACCTACGAATGGATTTCTCCATCGGCAGTTTAGTAAACTGCTGTTTTAAACCGCTCAACCATCGCCCCATCTCCCAAACTAGGATTTGAACCTAGAACAACCTCGTTAACAGCGAGACGCTCTACCATTGAGCTATTTGGGAATAAATTTAATATTTTATTTAAGAAGATTATAAATTTTTATTTCTTCTGGATTAGCTTCTCGCTCTATTTTGTTTAAACTTGTTTTTGAAAATGTATGAGTTTTTATTTGATGACATTTAAAATGATAAAGACCATCATTTTTGCTATTTATTAAATTATTATATTCGACATATCTAAATGGTACATCTTCGCCTTCAATTTTGTAAAGTGTTCCTCTTTTTAATTGTATATTTGGTTGATTTTCATTAGTAAATTGAATATTATTTGGTGAAATTTCATTCATAAATTGAATTAATTGTTTGATTTTATTTTTTGAAATGATAACTTCATCATCATAAGGAACATCTTTGATAATTATTTGGTATATCCATCTTAGTTTTTCGCGCCAAGTTCTTGTTCTTGGTTTAAAACCCCTTTGATATAGGGATATATTTAATAAACCATCTTGATCGTAATTAAATTTAATTCCTTCTGAATAACAATCGCACTCAAGAAAAAGTTCTTTATTCATATAATAATTATATCTTTATGTAATTTAAAGTCAAGAAATTAATTTACATTCATAGTAATATATAATATAATATATTACATGATAAATTTACCTAGTATTGTAGATAAATTGCACAAAAAATGGCTAGAAAAACCAATTTATAAATCTTTCGATTTAGAAACGAGATTAATTGATGAAAAGCAATGGGGAGTTTTTCCAATAAAAAATATAAATCAATTTGATTGTATTGAATACGCTCGAGGTTTGCAACTTGGACATAAATCAAAATATCATAATGATCCTGTAATTTTAGAACGAGCAAAACCTTATGTTTGTTATTGTCAGGATTGCCAAATACATGGAAATTCTTTATTTTTACCTGCTGGTAATATGATAAATTATAGATATATGATAAATCCAAATAATGCTAATGCCGATTCATTTTTTATTCATGATAAAAATTTATTTATTGTTTATGCTTTAAAACCTATTAAAAAAGATGAAGAAATTTTACTTTTATATAAAAATAAACAAAATATTGAATCGAATAATTTAATTGCCACTGCAACAAAAACAGCTTAATTTAGTGTAATATTTATTATGATAATTATAGATTACGATAATGAAAGAATTGTAACTGAAAATCCATTCCAATATATAACTGATAATTATGGCACTCCAGCGGCTATATTTCTTCAATCTTATTTAAATGGTAATAATTTAATTAATAATAATGTAGAGTTATTCATTAAAAATAAATATAGCGAGAGTCCGACGGCAAGAGAAGTAGCGTATCAAAATTCTTCAGATGGAATATCTAACCCAACTCCTAAAAAGGTTTTATCAACTGTTGCTCAAGAAAAACTAAAACAATCTCAAGCAGATTTAAGTAATTATGATAATAATATTAATAATTATTTGACTAATTATGATACAACTGCTACTACCTCAAAAAAATCAGCATATTGTAAAATTAATTAATTTTATTTTACATTAATATATAAATTATTATTTTTAAAACTTGGTAGATCTGCAACATTCCAATCGAAAGAATAAACAAAAGTATCTCTTCGATTGGCGGTATCAAATCCTAGATCTAGCAAGCATCCATCTGAATCTAAAAGTGCTAATCCTCTACTTATTATAGTTGGTATATCATTTACATTAGATAAATTACCTTCTTGAGCGGTTGATTGACTAACGGTAGATTCTAAACGTAAATTAGGCAAGTATTTTATTCTTAAATTATTTGGGCAACATAAATTATTATTTTTATACCAAAAATTATATCCTGCGAAAGCTGCACCAGCAGTTTCAGCTAAATTTACATTTCCATTCCAAGTTGTACTATTATAATTAGTTGTGTATATTTTAAATATAACATATATTTTTTTAAAAACTTGATTTCTGTCGATTCCAAATCTATATGTTGTATAATTTGATGTTGCAAAACCTTGATCTTGCCAAGATGGTCCTTCAGCCGATCTTGGAACTGCATTCAAAGTATTATTAAATGCAGAAGAATTATCGCAAAATGGAGTTGGATTTAAAGGATCATTTGTTCCCAGTAAAAGTATTCCATTTCTATAATTGTTAATTGTGTTTAAATTTTGTGTTCCTCTAAATCTTGCTATCGGAGTAGCTGTAGATGATGGACCAGACGAAGTTGCATAAATCCATGAAGTAAAACTAGAATTTGCATATCTAACATATACATCATAATCATCATTTTCTGTTCCAGTAGATAATTGATAAGGAGGTTGAGTATTGTCGCAAATACATGGCGGAGGAGTACAAGTATGATTAAATGTACTTGGATTAATTTTTCTTATATTTGATATAGCTAAAGCTAAGGTTGGAGATCCAGATAAATGTATCATAATATATTATATATAATAAAATAATATTATCAATAAATATTAAAAATTATTTTTATAATAAACTAATATTTTTTTACCATTAATTTCTTTTAAAGATATTTTATTTTTCATTTTTTCTTTTTTATTTAAATTATGATATTCTTTAGAATCATTAATTTTTTTTAATTTTTCCAAGTCTTTTACGTCATTCCAAACTTTATCTTTATATTTTGTAAGTTTAACTATTGATTTTTTATTGATAGAAAAATTATATTTTTCTGTAACTCTATTCGACCAATCTATATCTTCTGCTTGGTTCCAAAAAAGATTTTCATTTAATGGAAATTCTTCCATAACTCTTTTTTTTGCAACCCAATATGCTCCAGAAAAATACATTAATTTTGAGAGAAATTTAAATTCATATGGTATCAAAAAATCTGGAATACAAAATCCAACTTTTTCTGCGCGTGTAAAAAAACACCAATCTCGATATCTAGTATTGTCAGAATTTAAAATTTTATTCATACATACATCAAAATTATTACCAAATTTTAAAAAATTTTTATACCAATTTATATCAAAAATGATATAATCATGCATATATACAATATTTTCATATTTTGCCATTTTTGTAATAATATTTTTCTTTTTAGTTATCCAACCACCTTTAGGATTTTCTTCAAACGAACATATTGTTAAATTATTAGATTGAAAATTTTGATTTCCACCAATAATAATTATTTCATAATTTGGAATTTTTAAATTTATTATTGAGTTTATTATATTTTTAAGATCAATTAATGGATTTAGTTTACTCGTTACGATACCAAATGTAAAATCCATAAATTAATTTATATGTATTTCTGGTTTATTATATAACCAATGAGGATAATTACCTTCCACAAATTCAACATCTATCTCTTTTAATCCATCAACTCCATAAATAATTAATTGATCTAGAACTGGACTATATACTTTTGCTTGTGGAGCTAAAAATGCAGCCCACCAACTAAATGATGAATTCGCTCGAAATATTGTTTTTGCAAAATACAAGGTTAACCAATCTTCTAACCATTCAAACATTACTCCTTCTTTGTAATGCGCCCCAACTGGATAAGACCAACCTAATTTTATTTTAGAAGTATCTCTATCTGTATGCCATTTTCTTTGATAATCGTCTGAAACCCAAATCATTTTTTCTGGATCAATGTCATATTTTTTAAAAGCTTTTAAATAAGAATCTTTTGAGATGACAGAGTAGCCAGTGTGATTGTTAATATTATTTTGTGGATTAGAAATGTCGTCTCTTCTTAAATGTGCAATATGGTATGTCCCTTGTTTGTCTTCTAATCTTTTATAAAAATCTAAATTTTTAACTTCGTCACTGAATTCAAAAACATATTTTAGATATTTTTTATTCATTGGTTTAAAAATTGATTCATGATATGCACATAAACTATCAAAAAATATATTATTTTTCCATTTTATATAATTTTGATTTGGATCATCTACATTAATGTATGAAATATTTGAGTCTAGATATTTTTTTAATGCAAAATCTCGATATTCTAGGCTGTCAAATGGTTTTATTGATTGATTTATATGTAGTCTAGTAGCATCATCTTTACATACTTCATGAAATTGATTTTTAAATAATTTTGTGCCTTCCCAATCGCTAGGAAGCATGAATTTAACATTATTTAATTTTGAATATGTTGCACCATATGCGTATTGATGCATTCTATTTCCAAATCTACCATTCCAATGAGCTAATAATATGTAATTTTCCATATTATATGGTAGTTTAAAATTAAAAATATTTCAAATAAATTAACGTGATTCTGATCCGCACTTTTCTATTACATTCTTGCAATTACCATTTTCATCCGTAACCGAATATGCTGCGATGCAAGTAAATTTTAATCTTGCGCATTTATTTCCATCTAGATATACTTGGCCCACTGGACTATAATTTGCATCACTTTTGGGATTCATACAATAAACTCCAGCTGTACATTGATTTTTAAGTGTTTGAAGTACGGATTGCAGATATTGAACATCTCCACCAGTACATGTATTTGTATCTGTAGGAGTTGTAGGACAAATTGCATCGCATTCTAAACATACATAACTTGGGCAACCTCCTTGAGCAGGATAGGTTACTTGTTTAAGATGTCCATCTGCTACAGTTTCATGACCAGTATTATCTGTTCCACAAATTTTTGTACATGGATCACCTGCCGCTCCAATTCCTCCACTTGGGCAATTTTTTACACAAGTAGTAGTTTGTGTACTTGTACTTATATTATCCCAATAAATGCATGTTTTTGAATTCCCATTCGGACAAGTAATTACATAATAATGCGCGTAAGGAGTGCTAGGGCTATAACTAGATGCGGGGCATTCACAATATTTCACTGTATTTGTACTAGTATTAGTTAATGTATTTGTTGTCGTATTTGTACTAGTATTAGTTAATGTATTTGTTGTCGTATTTGTGCTAGTTAATGTATTTGTTGATGTTAAAGTGGAAGTATTTGTATTTGTTAGTGTGCTTGTTCTGGTGCTAGTGAGTGTGCTAGTTAATGTACTTGTACTTGTATTAGTATTAGTTAATGTGCTTGTACTTGTATTAGTAAGAGTGCTTGTGCTTGTATTTGTATTTGTTAAGCTGCTTGTATTTGTAAGAGTTGAGGTATTTGTTGTCGTATTTGTAAGAGTTGAAGTATTTGTACTTGTCAACGTATTTGTTTTTGTGCTCGTGGCTGTTTGTGGTATTGGATTTGGATTAGGAATTCTTGTATTAGTAAGAGTTCTGGTATTACTCAAGGTATTAGTTTGAGTATTACTTAATGTGTTTGTATTTGTATTTGTAGAAGTATTTGTATTTGTATCAGTTAATGTATTTGTTAAAGTACTAGTATTACTCAAAGTATTAGTTCTAGTTGATGTATTAGAATTTGTATTTGTTAGTGTATTTGTAAGACTTGTTGTTGATGTGTTAGTTAATGTATTTGTTGAACTATTTGTATTTGTTAATGTATTTGTAGAGGTATTTGTATTTGTATTTGTTAAAGTAGAAGTATTACTATCTGTATTTGAATTAGTATTAGTATCTGTTAGTGTATCGGTATTTGTATTTGTTAATGTATTTGTATCAGTACTGCTTTGAGTAGTTGTATTTGTTGGACAATCACAATTTACAACACAAGTAGATGGACAATTTATAAGCCTACCATCGCATATAATTAAATTTGTTTCGCAATTTCCAGTACAAGGACATTCTGGAGTTGATCGAGCTGCCGCTGCTAACGCACAACTTGCCACATCACATGGATCTGCAGCTGGTGGACACACACATGTATCAGTTTGAGTATTTGTGTTTGGACAGGGATTACAAATACTAATTGTTCTAGTAACTGGAACATATTGCCAATTTCCTGGGTCATTACCAACGTACATCCATTCAAAAGTTGTAGTACTACTAGTTATAACTCCACAGGGACAACTATCTTGTTGGGTTGGCGCTGGATTAGTTATAGTTATAAGATTTGACATACTCCTATTTACACCATAAATGTGCTATTTTTTTTTAATATAATATAAATTATTTTTTGTTTTTAATCTGGTTTGAATATATTTTTCTGCATTTTTAAAACCTTCTTTTGAAAATGGAAATACTCCATATAAAAAATTATCATTTTTTGAGTAAATTCCATAAAATTTACGTTTTTTTAAGTAATTTTTATTTTTTTGCGTCATGTTCTTTTATTAATTGTTTTAATAACCTTAAATAATGCACATTCCAACTTTCGCCAGTTTCTTCTGTTTTTTTATTCAAAAGATCATGATATAAATTATATTCTATTATTTGATTTAATAAATTTAATATCTTATCCATATTAAATTATATATATAAAACAATAAAATTCAAATATTAAAATTTGTATTTAGATTTAGGTATAAAATTAATTAATGTATCTTTGCCATATGCTTCAAAAGAGTATAATTTATATTCTTTTTTTTCCAGCATATTTTTAAGTTCATTTACGTATTTACTTTCCATATAAACTACTATAGTTTTCCCATCTTTTACATTAATACCGTATTGCTCTGCAAATTCTGAACATATCGCTAGTGCTTCGCTTTGATTGCTCACACTAAATTTACACTATTTTTAAATTAATTCTTTGTTACCAGAAAATATTACTTCAATATAATCATTTATATTATGACTTATAAAAGACCTTATAAAAGATTGCATTGCTGTTAGAGTATTAAATTTATAAAGATTTTTATTTTGATATACTTTATAAATATGAATTTGCTCTAAAATATCACATTTATTAATTATCAATTTTGTTACTCCAGAAATTTTAACTGCATCAATAAGTTTATTTAAATTAAGCCAGTTAACTATTCTTTTCCTACCTGTTGTAGAACCAAATTCTTGACCAATTTCTATAAGCATATTTAATTCTGGATCTTGCCAAAGATTTTCTGGAAATAGTGGATCTACTCCACTTTTAGTATCATAAATTTTTGCTACTCCAATAATATCTTTTATCTTTTTAGGTGAAAATCCTAAAGAGCAAGCAGAATAAGGAAGAGTTTCGCTACTTGTAACATGTGGATAATCTCCATAATTTAAATCTAACCAAAAACTTTGTGCGCCTTCGCATAGAATGTTCCCATAAAGTTTACCATCCCAAAGATATTCTTTATCTAAATAGTCTTTAGCAAGTTTACCAATTCTTAAAGCTTTATCTGAATAACACGGAGCAATACCTTGTCCAGTTGTACCAAGTTTTGGTTTTAAAAATTTAACATCATATTGAATATGTCTTTGAGTAATAAGATGGGCTTTGGGGCTTACCTTAATTAAAGATGTATCAAATCCTTCTCTTTTTAAATATTCTATTTCATCAAAAAATTTATCAATATTGATAACGCAATTTGGACCAATGATACTAGGTTTATTTTGGAAAACCCCGCAAGGAATAATATGAGTTTTATATTTTTTATCATTAAGATAAACTGTGTGACCTGCGTTGGGACCACCATTCCAACGACAAACAATGTCATAATTTTTACTGATGGCATTGCTTATTTTGCCTTTGCCTTCGTCTCCCCAAGCTAATCCAAAAATAATATCAACTGCTTTTATCATTATGTTTTTCTCTTAATTCATTAACATAATTTTCTAGATTTTCTTTAGCTTTTGTACAAAAATCTTGGCCAGAAGCTCCACAGCAATTTTTAAATTTTTTATTTTCAAGTGGACATCTTGTATTTCTTCCAATTTTAGGTAAAACTCTAACTACTGGATCAAGTGGGGTTGCTCTTGCATATGGGTTATGCGGTAAAGTTATTTTTTGTTGTTTATTTTCTTTTGGTGAGTCTTGATTTTCATTCATAATTATTTATTTTGTATAATGGTTGGTTTTAGTTTTGATATAGATTTATTATATCCTTCTACATCATCAATTCTAGTAGAATTCATTATAAGATAACTTTTCTGTCTTAATCTAAAGTTTTCATCTTCTTTCGCGGAAATAACCGCTTGAATTCTAGATCTTGTTTTGGAGTTGTCTATTGTAGAATATGAATCTTTTGTTGATTTTAATAGGTCGATTTGTTTTTGATTAGACCTTGCTTGACTTGTAGTTATATGATATTCTGCTCCTCTTGTTACTGGATCATAATTTTGATAAGAAGTTTGAGCATGATTGGAAGAACAGATCGCAATCAATACTAGCGCGCTGGGTATTATTTTATTTTTTATATTCATATTAAATTTTTCCATGAGCAAAACTTTCGTACATATTATTTGGAGAAACTAAAACTGCTTTCACTTTATTTGTCCAAAGTCCTCCTCGTAATTCTTCTATATTCCTAACTCCAAGATAACTCATTGAGCTTCTTAAGCCATTTACAAAATCATAAACTATATCTTCAATTGATTTATTTTGAATTACTGGAATTAATGTTTTATCTCCTTCTACAAAAAGATTTTGTTTTTGTCCATCATAAAGATCATAATCTTCTACTACATCTTGACTTGCCATTCCTCTATATTTAGCGAATAATTGCCCATCTTTTTCTATCAAATTTTCTTCATCAATTACATCGGCTAATCCAGCAAAAATTCTTCCACATATTACTGCATCGGCTCCACTCACAATTGCTTTAACTAAATCTCTTGGATTTCTAATGCCTCCATCAGTTAAAATACTTGGTCTATTTTCATTTTTAGGAGTTTCGTTATGAAACAAATCTAAATTGGCTAATTGCCAATTTCTTACTGCTTTCCAAGCATAGTAAGTTCCAGTTACACTTGGACATCCAATTCCAGTTTTAATTTGAGTCAAACACATACTTCCTGGACCAATAAGATGTCTAAATCCATCGGCTTTTAGATTAGCTAATCTATAAACGCTTTCTTTTGTAAGAGTATTTCCAACAATAACATCTTGAGAAAAACCAGAGGTTTTATACCATCTTAAAAAATCTTCTACAGTTTTTGTAAGACCATTTGCAGTATCAAGAAAATAAATATCAGTATAAGTGCTAGTAGCGCGAATTCTTTCTTCTGCGTCTTTTAGACCAATTGCATTTATAGAAAATCCACTTTCATCTTTAATCATTTTAGATTTAGCTTTTTGATCATCAGGACTCATAAAACGATGGAGAACTCCTGCGCCACCAATTTTATTAATTTTAATGCAAGATTTAACAGATGAAACTGTATCCATTGGAGATAAAACGATAGGATACTTTATATTATGATTTTTTGATATTTTAGTCGTGGTATCTACTTCTTTTCTCGAAATGATATCTGAAAAATTTGGTAATAGAGAAATATCGTCATATCCTAAAGCTTTTTTAAATTCCATTCTTTAAATATAACTTATTTTAAAAATAAAGTCAATTAAATTTCTAAAATTAAATTATTATTAACATCATTAAAAATTAATTTATCAACTTCTAGAGTAGTTTTAAAAATTTGAAAACTATTGGGATCACTATTTGTTAATTTCGTTCTTAAATAATTATCTGCATTTTGCAATCTTGAATTTCTGCTGCAATTACACCCACCTACTGTACTTTCGTAAACTGAAATAATATCTATCCAGCTACTATAATTAGGATTATCTTTATTTGGATATAAAAAACTAGCGAATTCTTGTAAATTAAAAGTTTTAATTTTCATATTTTTTAATTAAAAATAATACCATATAATATATTACCAAAGAAATGATATAATTTACAAAAAAAATTATAAAATTATTTAAAAATATTATAGTAGATAAATTAATCCAAAATAATAAACAATAAACACACGAAACTAATCTAGTAAAAAAATTATTATAATTAACCTGTAAATATATTGGATAATCTAAGTTACCACCACTAAATTGGTATTTTCTGTATTCTTGTATTTTTAAAAATTTATTAATAATAGGTATATATTTAAAATACTCAATAAATGCTTCTGTTTTAAACCATATAAATAAACAAAAAACATTAAAAAATGAAATATATATATCTGACATTAATTATATTTTATTAAATTAATGTTATAAAATCTAAATATTTCTTTTGCTAATTCGTCTTTAGCATATTCTTCTATATAAATGACTTCTTTAATTCCATGAGATGCTATATTAATCGCGCAATTTGAACATGGTAATAAAGTGCAAGCTAAAATAGAAGGATAGTCATATCTAGTTATACATGATAAAGCATTGGTTTCTGCATGTATAACGAATTTCCTTCTCTCTTCTCTGTTTTGCCAAAAATTACTAGGAGTTGCATGTTTTGGAGATAGTCCATTATATCCTATACTCAACACTCTTCCTTCTGAGTTTAAAACGCAACATCCTACTTTTTTATGTGGATCTTCTGATCTCAAAGATGCATCTAAAGCAAATTTAATCGCCATTTCTTTAAATGAAATTCTCATTATTAAATTATAATATAACTTTAAAAATAAGTCAATTTAGACTTTACTTTTAATTTAAAATGTTGTATGATGATAAAATATGATAGGCATAACAGGTGTAGCTAGATGTGGAAAAGACACATTTTATTCTATATTGAAAAAATATTTAGAGGAAAAAAATATAAAATCTAAAAGATTAGCTTTCGCAGATAATCTTAAAAAAGAATTAAATGATTTTGTAAAAGAAAAATTTAAAATTGATTTATTTGAATGTAAAGGTTCTGATAAAGAATTAGTTAGACCTTTAATGGTTGCTTACGGAAAATGCAGAAGAGCACAGACAGAAGGAAAGTATTGGAGTTCTCAGTTAGATTATGAAATCAAAGAATTATCAAAAAATAATATTATTCCAATTGTAACAGATGTTCGATATATAGAATATAAAGATGATGAATATTCTTGGCTTAAATCTCATAATGGTATTTTAATTCATTTATCAAGAAAACTTGACGATGGATCTTTAGTGCCTCCAGCTAATATAGAAGAAAAATCTAATGATAATAAATTGAAAGCTGTTGCTGATTTTTCAATATGTTGGGAAACTTGTCAAGATACAAACTTTCTTTATGAGCTTATGCAAAAAAATTTAAGGAATATATATGACAGACTTACAACTAATTAAAAAAATAAAAAGTAATAATTGCGAATCAAGTTTATTAGAACTTTTATCTAGACATCAAGGCATTTGTAATAAAATGATACAAAAATATTGCAAAATTTGTTCAGATATTGGGGTATCTATTTCAGATCTTAATACTGATAAATTACTAGTTACCTATAAATCTGCACTAAGTTTCAAACCTAATAAAAATATAAAATTTTCCACTTGGTTAGGAAATCAAATGAGGTATCATTGTTTAAATTCTTTAAATAAAATTAATAAAGATATTTCAATGGAAAATGAAAATATAAAATATATAACAGAAAAAAAACAATCCGAGGAATCTAATTTTGATAATCTTAATGAAGAAAAAATAAATTTAATATTTAATATTTTAGATCAAATGAAAGACGATAGAATTAAAAAAATATTCAATCTAAGATATTTCTCTGATTCAAAAATTAAATCTTGGCATGAAATTGGTAAAAAAATGCATATTAGTACTCAAACTGCTATTAATATACACAACAAAGCATTAGATTTTATCTATACTAAAATGTCTAGTAAGATTTCTTTTGACAAAATATAATAAAAGATATACAATATTAAAATGAATAATACAAATACAAGTACAAATAAAAACCAAAACGAGCTAGGCGCGCTTTGGAAAAAGAAAAGTAAAACTGGTATGTCTTTTCTATCTGGTTATATCAATGATCATGATGGTCAAAGAATTGATGTAGTCGTTTTTGCAAATAGTAAAAAGACTAATGAAAAAGCTCCAGATTATAGACTATATGTTTCAAAACCATTAGAGTCTAAAAATGCAACTCAAGCTACAGTTAAAACTGTAAAGCCAGTTGCAAAAAGTAAACCAGTAGTAGAAGAGGTTGAAGACGATATTCTATGAGTTTTACTTTAAACTTGCCTGTAAACTCTGTTAGTTTTGGACAAGTTTCAACTCTTTTGTTAAGAGAGTTGTATAAAAAAAATTTAAACGATTTTACCCTTTATCCGATTGGCGATAGATTTGATTTATCTACTCAAGAATCGGATCAAGGTTTTTTTAATTTCCTACAATCTCATGCGTCTGATTTTCTTTCTAAAATAAAAAGAACAGATCCAGTATTTAAACTTTGGCATCTTAATGGTTCATTAGATTCTGCTTCTAATAAAAGATATCTTCTTTCCTTTTATGAATTAGATAATCCAACTAAAGAAGAGATTAATATTGTTAAGAATCAAGACAAGGTTTTCTTTTCTTCAAAATATACAGTTGATATTTTTAAAACATTTGGGTGTTCTAATGTTGAATTTTTGCCATTAGCATTTGATCATTATAATTTTAAAAAATTAGATAAAAATTATTTTAAAAATGATAGAATAGTTTTTAATCTAGTTGGAAAATTGGAAAAAAGAAAAAACCATAAAAAAGTTATACAAGCTTGGATTAAAAAATTTGGAAATAATCCAAAATATCATTTGCAATGCTCAATTTATAATCCATTCTTAAAAGAAGAAGATAATAAAACTTTACTATCTTCTATCCTAGAAGGAGTAAATTATTTTAATATATCATTTTTATCTAATATGCCAAAAAATAATATGTATAATGACTATTTAAATAGTGCAGATATTATTATTGGAATGAGTGGAGGAGAAGGATGGGGATTACCAGAGTTTCATTCTATAGCTTTAGGAAAGCATGCTGTCATATTAAATGCTCATTCTTATAAAGATTGGGCAAATAAAGATAATGCTACTTTAGTTGAACCAAATGGTAAGATCGAGGCTTATGATGGAATGTTCTTTCATAAAGGTCAACCTTTTAATCAAGGAAATATTTTTACATTTGACGATGACGAATTCATTTCTGCATGTGAAAAAACAATTGAAAAAGTAAGAATTAATAATTTAAATTCAGAAGGATTAAAATTACAACAAGAATTCACATCAGAAAAATTTGCTGATAATGTATTAAAAATTATAAATAATTAATATGCCAATGTATTTATATCAAAATCCTAAAACTGGAGAAATAAAAGAAATAATTCAAAGTATTCATGATAATCATGAATATATTGAAAATGAAGTTAAATGGAATAGAGTTTATACTGCTCCAGAAGTTAATACTCAAGATAAATTAACTGCCGAATCTAGTTCAAAACAATTTGCAGAATTGACTGGTAAACAAAAAGGTACAATGGGAGATCTTTGGGATAGAAGTCAAGAACTTTCAGAAAAAAGAAAAAAACTTTATGGTGGACAAGATCCAGTAAAAAAGAATTATTATAAAGATTGGTCAAAAAAACGTAAAGGTAAGATACACCCAAAAGCTCAATCTGAATAAAATTGTTAGCAACTTTCTGGTTTTTTCTTTCCAGAAGAATAAAACCAATGTAATATAAGATTCACACTAGTTACATTGAGTATGAATATTAAAATTAAAAAAAGAAATGGATCATCTGAAAAATTTAATATAGAAAAAATAAATAAAGTAATCGAGTGGGCGGTTAATGATTTAAGTGATGTAAGTCTTACTGATGTAGAAATTAATGCTAAAATAAATATTCATGAAGGCATTACTACGAAAGAAATTCATAATCTTTTAATCGAAAGCGCTGCAAATTTAATTTCTGTTGAAAAACCAAATTATCAATTTGTTGCTGGAAGATTATTAAATTATCAATTAAGAAAAGATGTTTGGAAAGGCAAACACGCTCCGCGGTTATCAGAATTCTTAAATCAAGGAATCAAAAATAAAATTTATGATCCTATTATTTTAGAAAATTATTCAGAAGATGAAATAAATAAAATTGGTGAATTTATTGATCACGAAAGAGATTATAATTTTACATATGCTGGCATTAAACAATTGTGTGATAAATATTTAATTAAAGATCGAATAAATGGTAAAATCTATGAAACTCCACAATTTGCTTATATATTAATTTCTGCATATGCTTTTGCTAAATATCCATCAGAAACAAGACTATCTTATGTAAGGAAATTTTATGATGCTATTAGTAAACATAAAATTAATTTACCAACTCCAGTAATGGCAGGAGTTAGAACTTCTAGTAGAAATTATGCTAGTTGTTGTTTGATTGGTGTTGATGATACTAAAGATAGTATTACAGCTAGCGCTACTGCCGTAAGCATGGCTACCGCTAATAGATGTGGGATTGGTATTGATGTAAGTAAAATAAGAGCTATTGGTTCTTCTATTAAAAATGGGGAAGTTGTTCATACTGGTTTAATTCCATTTTTAAAAATTTATGAAAGTAGCGTAAAAGCTTGGCAACAAAATGGACTACGAGGGGGAAGTGCAACTTGTAACATTCAATGGTGGCATTATGAAATTGAAGATATTATTGTATTAAAGAATAATGCTGGAACAGATGATAATCGAGTTCGCAAACTTGATTATACAGTAGGTATGAGTAAATTATTTTATGATAGAGTTTTAAAAGATGAAGATATTACTCTATTTAATAATGCTGAAGTTCCAGAACTTTATGAAGCATGGGCAACAAAAGATTTTGATAAAGTATATAAAGAATGTGAATCAAAAAAATTAAAACTTAAAAAGAAAATATCTGCTCGTAAATTATTTTCTCTCATAGTTAAAGAAAGAGTTGAGACTGGCCGTATTTATATTCTTAATGTAGATCATGCTAATGATCATGGAGCTTGGTCTGATAAAGTTACAATGAGTAATCTTTGCACAGAAGTCATTCATCCAACTATTCCATTGAATGATTATCACGATAAAGATGGTGAAATTGGGATGTGTATTCTTTCAGCGATAAATATGTTAGAAATAAAAAACTGGCAAGATCTTGAAAAGACTTGTGATCTTACCGTAAGATTTCTTGATGAAATCATTGAACTTCAAGATTATTTTAATATTTCTGCTGAAAATTTTGCTAAAAAACGCAGAAGTCTCGGAATTGGAATTACTAATCTGGCTGCTTTTCTTGCTAAAAATGAATTAAAATATTCATCAGACAAATCACTAAATGTTATAGATGAATGGATGGAACATTTTCAATATTACCTTTTAGAAAGTAGTATCCAATTATCTAAAGAAAAAGGCAAGTGTGAAAAGTTTGATCATACAAAGTATTCTAAAGGTATTCTTCCAATTGATACTTATAAAGATAAGATTGATGAAATTGTTAAAAGAAAATTATCTCTTGATTGGGATAAACTAAGAAAAGATATTAAAGAATTTGGATTAAGACATTCTACATTATCTTCTTGTATGCCTTGTGAGAGTAGTTCTGTAATTCAATCTTCAACAAATGGAGTCGAACCAATTCGCAGCCTTATCACTTATAAAACTAGTAAAATGGGTAAACTTCCAGTATTAGTTCCAGGAATTGGAAAATATGACGAAAATTATGAACTAGCTTATGATCTTAAGGATAATACTGGTTTATTAAAAATTAATGCAGTTATTCAAAAATATATTGATATGGCTATATCAACTAATGTATACTATAATTATAGTCATTATGAAAACAATGTATTACCCGATGCTAAAGTAATGAAAGAGCTAATGTACGCGTATAGTCTAGGATTAATCAGTTTATACTATAATAATACTGATGACGGAGATAAAGAACAATCGTTAAATCAAAAAGAAGATAGAGATTGCTCAAGTGGAGCGTGTAAATTATAATCTATGAAAACAGTTTTAAATTTTAAAAATGTAGATACTACAAAACAACCATTATTTCTTGGTGAAGATCTTAATTTACAAAGATATGATCGTTTTAAATATCCTATATTTTTTGAATTATTTAAAAAACAAAATGAAAACTTTTGGTGGCCACATGAAATTGCTTTAGGCAAAGATCGAAGTGATTATAAGAATTTAACAGATACAGAAAGATTTGTATTTGATAGTAATTTAAGATTTCAAACTCTTGGAGATAGTATGCTTTCTCGTAGTATTCATTCTCTTAAAGATTATGTGAGTAATCCAGAACTTGAAATTTGCATGAACACTTGGGCCCAATTTGAAGGTATTCATAGTTATTCTTATTCTTATCTATTAAATAATGTATATCCAGACCCAACTAAATTCTTTGATAGTATTATGGAAGATAAAGAAATTACAAGTCGCGCCGAGTTAATTAGAAATAACTTTGATAAAATTCTTGGTGATGATGAAAAGAAAGATCCTAAACAAAAGATTTTTGATGCTATTCTTTCTATTAATGTAATGGAAGGTCTTGTATTTTATGTTTCATTCGCTTGCTCTTTTTATTTTGGATATCGTGGTAAGATGGAAGGTAATTCAAAAATTATTAAATTTATTCAAAGAGATGAAGCGCTTCATTTTGCCGTTAGTCAAAACTTACTTAAAATTTTGAGAGACGAAGATAAAGAAGGCTTTACTTCTATAGTTAAAAAAAGCGAAGACAAGATTTATGCTTTTTACGAACAAGCAGCTAAAAATGAAAGTGAATGGTCTAAATATTTATTTAGTAAAGGTAATTTACTTGGTTTGAATGCAGAAGTTCTCGATGGTTATTCTAAATGGTTATGCGATTCTAGACTCAGAAGCCTTGGTTATAAAAAAATCTTTAATCAAAAGGATAATCCTATTGCTGGCTGGCTTGATAGTTATTTAGATAGCAGTAAAGTTCAAGTAGCCCCTCAAGAAACAGAGATATCTAGTTATAAGGTTGGAGCAAGGAAAACCGACATCTCTGATGATGATTTTGGTGATTTAAAGCTATAATATTTATATAATTAATGTGTAATTATCTATATGAATTTAGATATTACATTATTATTTAATGTGGTTTTGGGTGCGCTGTCCTTTCTAGGAGGATGGCTATTTACTCGAGTATTCTCTCTTTTTGACAAACAAGAGAATTTAGTTAAAGAAATTAACGATAAAACTTTTCATGATTTTATCGCATTAAGAAAAGAAATGGAAATTGAAGGCAGAAAGCATCAACAAGAAATAGCAGATTTAGCTTTAAAAATTTCAACAACTTATGTAACTAAAGAATCATTTGAAGCTTACTTCGATAGAATTGAAGCAAAATTAGATAGAAATTTCGACATAATACAGAATCATTTTAATAAAAACAATAAGAATTAATTATAGTATTGTATTCTTATTATTATAACTTTTCTTTGATATCCAAAAGGGCTTTACCTCCAGATGTAGTATATCTGAAGTTAAGTATTATCAATCCAACTTTTCTTTTGACTCCAAATTTTACTGCGATCTCAGCAGTAAACGGGCCATCGCATTTACGGATCAGAGGTAGCTTCGATCACTACATTCTGCGATGCCTATAGCTACATTCCCTTCTTTAGCCATATAATGTACAAATGAAGGTTTTAATAGTTGTCAGCCCTTATGACATTGCTATCTCAAGGATTGATAGTTGATTTTTTGACATCAACAAACTGCTCTAATTGGGAACTATGTTAACTTATATTATATTAAGTTTGCTTTTTTGTCAAATTTTATTTATAATAGATAGAAATGGAAATTATCAAAAATAAAGCTCGATGGTCACTTTACGCTAGTAAGTGCGTAAAGCATTATAATATCTCTAATGATAATATTTATGATCAACCAAATCAGTATCCATGCATTGCTATACCTCAATTAATTTCAGATATTAATGGATCAAGAGTTAAATTTAATTTTGTTTATAAAAAAGATTGCCAAAGATTATTAAAAGCATTATAATGTGTAAGATTAATTAGTTCTTTAACATTGGGCCCGTAATGGTTTCGATTTTAAAAAAATAAATTGAAATGCAGGTGGAGGTTGAATCGAGGACTCCTAAAAAAGTTTCACTTATATTAACTGCCAAAACAGCAAAATATAAAGGTCATATTTCTGCAAGAGTTTCTCTTGTTGAGATGACCGCTTCTGTAGCCTAAGTTCTACAGCGTGATACCCACGACGCATCTACTGGAATATTGCGTAATTAGATGTTTATTATTTAATAGTTTTTCTATTCTTTAAATAATAATACTCAAGATAGAATACGCTAAGTGTGTTTGTTCTTATATCTATACAAAGCTAAAAAACAAAAAGAACTAAACTTGTAGTATTTTAATTTAGATTTTTAAAAGACGTGGATTCAATTTCCACCGGGTCCAAGTAAAAACGATTCCCTTGGTATCCATTTTTATTAGAGATTTATCGAATCAGATGATATCATATTCTAAATGGCTATATCAACAGTAAAAGTAAAATGCGCGCATTGTGGTAATGAATTTGAAAAAATGCGATCAGAATATAATAGAAGAATTAAAAAAAATACTACAGGTTTCTTTTGTAATTTAAAATGTTCTGGTAATTATTTTGATACAAATCATTTAGCGAAATATAGAAAAATTTATAATAAAAAAATAAAAAATTATGCAGGTAATAGACTAGACCAATATAGCCCATTCAAATATCACGCAAATAAAGCAAGATCGCGCAGTAAAGAAAAAGGATACAAAACAGATATAACCATAGAATATCTAAAAGAAATTTGGGATAAACAAAATGGAACTTGTCCATATACCAATATTCAAATGGAGCTTGGTAGAACAACCGCAGATGAAGATATCAAAAAAACTCCCACAAAAGCAAGCCTTGATAGAATTGATCCTAATATAGGATATGTCCAAGGTAATGTTGAGTTTGTATGTTATTGTGTTAATGTAATGAAAAATGATTTTACAAAAGATCAAATGATAAATTTTATAAATCAAATTAAAAAATAAGGTGTAAGCATATATAGTTCTTTAAAAACTAAGTATATAAAAGATGGAGTAAATTCGGTGGACATCTTAGAAATAAGACTATACCGAGCCAAGCTTATCGGGAATTTAAATTGATAAGAAGGTGTAGAGACTGCGGTAGTGAGATTCCAACAATAATCTACCATTCTGACCCAATTATTATAAAAGTGATTTTATAATAGTAAAATACAGTCCGCTCTCTTTGGTGACAAAGAGTTAACAATAAGGTTATCAAGTGTGGCCGTTGAGGAGTAATCCTCACGTTTTTATCAATAATATTTGTTGGTACAAACTTGAGCATTAGTCTGCCACGATTGGGGGTATCTTTTATATACTTAGTTTTTAGAGAATTTAATTAATAAATTATATAATAATACATGTTACTATATAATTCTGTAAAAAAAGAAGAAATATATCCACAATTCATTTTTAATCATAACAAAGATCAAAACTATTTTAAGCTAGCAGAAGATATAATTAAATATGCAAATCAGAATAATTTAGATTATTTTTTTGGTGGCGGTATTGGTCATGCATTATATTTTGGAAAAACATATAGATCAATTAATGACATAGACTTCAGAGTTAAACAAAATGAAATTCCAATTTGGGAAATAATGTTTAAACAAAGAAATTGTTATTATCACGGAATTACAAGAGACCTTGCCTTAAATAGTCCTTGCAATATTAAGATTAACGAAGGAGAACATTCTATCCCATTAAATGAATATATAAATAGATTTGATGAAAATTATAAAAAAATATTTATGAAAAATTTTCTTAATCCAGAAATATATCAAGTAGAGTTTAAAATAAATAATGATATTTATAAAGTAGAATTGCATAATGATATTGAATTTAAAAAACAAGATTATATTACTAAAGATATAAATGGAATTAAAATAAATCTAGCTAATCCAGAATACATGATAAGAAATAAAAAAAGATACTCTAATAGAGAAAAAGATGCAATTGATATAGAATATTACGGATTAAATAAATATAATATAATATGAAAATAGGTTTTAATTGTAGTAGTTTTGATTTACTTCATGCGGGGCATGTGACGATGCTTAAAATGGAAAAAGATTTATGTGATTATTTAAAAGTTGCATTACAAGTTGATCCAACAATTGATCGGCCAGGAATTAAAAATAAACCCATTCAAAGTATTTATGAAAGATATGTACAATTGCAAGGTTGCAAATATGTAGATGAGATATTAGTTTATAGTACAGAGTTTGATTTGCTTCAATTAATAATGACTCAAAAAATAGATATAAGATTCTTAAGTGAAGAATATTTAAATAGAGATTTTACTGGTAAAGATTATTGTATAAAAAATGGCATTGAACTTCACTACCATAAACGAGGTCATATTTATTCCTCTAGCGAATTAAGAGAACGAACAGTAAAGTTAGAAAAAATGAAAAATAATGAAAATCTTATAGAAGTTCCACAACACTCACCAAATCTAATTAAATGACTTGTAAAATTTACGATATTCAATACAAAATACCAAATGATACTCTTCCAAAAGAAATAATAGTAGATTTAAGTAGATATTATGCTGATGTTGGTTTTGGTAATATGAATAGCAAAGCTTATCAGGCAATAAAAGATATAACTGGCCACGAGGCAGATAGTTGTAAAGTTAGAATGATAAATAGATATCCTGGAAATAATTGATTATAATATATTTAAGCCAGAATAGCACAGCGGTAGTGCAACGGTTTTGTAAACCGTAGGTCATCGGTTCAAATCCGATTTCTGGCTCAGAAATTATAGTCTTAATTTTATATTTTAAAGTGTAATA